CAACGGACCGCGCGGTTGCGCCGCGCTGAGGAGGACGAGATGAAGACCGCAGACCAGGTGCGTACGATCAGGACGATGAGGAGCGAGGGAACGAAGCGGGCGCTCGGCGTATACCGCAACGCGCTCCGGTTCTACCGAGACGGCGGTCGCGCTCAGATCAGGTACTTGCTCCGGGTGGCGCGGCAGCAGGGTCGTCGCCAGGAGGCTGTGACGGCCGCGATCGCGCTCGGCATGGCGCTCGAGGCCGCGCGCGCTGAGGCCGTCGAGAAGGCCGCGTCGACCAGGACCCTGCGGGTGACCTGCCTCCCCGACGGCGAGCCGGAGGAGGTCTCCGAAGCGACCCTCCTCGAACACAACCCCGATCTCGACACGCGTTTCCTGAGCAGCGGCGAGTCGATGGTCGAAGGCGGAGGAGCTGCGGTCGCGTACCTGATCGAGGTCCTGTAGCGCCTCCCCCTTCCTTGCTCCGTACCTCTCCCCCGTCGCCTCCTCCGAGAAGCCTCCTCCATCGCCAGGTGCCTCCTCCTCCGTATCGAGGTAGCGCTCGGTCTCCTCTCGCGGTACAGTACCACCAGGACGAGCCAGGCGCGCGGAGGCCGCCGCTCCCTCCCTCCCTGCCAGCTCGCCGGGAGGCGATGGGGCTGCGAGCGCGGCGGGAGGTCACCGATGGAAGACCAGACGATCAACCTCGACGAGCGCAGGCCGCACCGGGCCGGTCCCGCTGCCTGCCTGGCTTGCGGCGCACGAACGGTCGCAGTCGCTCCGGAGGCGGTCCGTTCCATGGAGTGCGCCACTTGCGGAGACCTCGCCGTCGTGTACCTCGATCCTGAACTACTCGCGGAGGCGCTCTCGGAGGTCCTCCCGCGCCTCCTCCGCCTCCGCGGGACGCGGCCTCCTCGCTCGTGCCGTCGGTGCGGTGAGGCGGTCGAGGAGGACCTCGAGACGTGAACCGACGCAAGCAGCTCGCGGACGGAACGGGGATAGATGTCGTCAGGCACGACGGGGGCTGCTCGCAGCCGGACCTCTGCACGGGGCGCCACGGCTCGAGGCGGGTGGACGTGTGGGTGCGCCTCGCGGTCAGCGGCGCGCCGCACGTCTGGCTGCTCGCCGGAGACGACGTCGGGTACGCCGACGCGGTCGCGGCGGTCAAGCGGTGCGCGTCCTGGCGGGACGTACCCGCAGCCGTTGGAGCAGTGACCTTCAAGCTCGCCGCCGGGCGGACGGACAACTGAGAGGGAGCGGCGGAATGACGGTGGTGATCGCTGGCGAGGTCCGAGGGAAGTGGGCGATGGCCGCGGACGGCCGAGGCCTCCGCGGAGACCGCATCATGACGGAGTCGGCCAGGAAGGTCCGGTCTCTCCCTAGTCTGCTGATCGGGGCCTCCGGTGACCTCGCCGTCGTGACCCGGCTCGTAGACGCGGTGGAGCCGGAGGACGCGCCGGAAGACGTCGCAGCGCGCCTCCGCAAGGCCACCGCGGAGGTCGGAGAGGAGGACGCCGGAGCATCCGCGCTCGTCGTCTACCGCGGCAGCCTGTACGTCGTCGAGCCGTCGGGCGTGGCGTGGCGCTCGCAGGACGACGTCGCCGCGATCGGGTCCGGCGCGACCGCGGCGCTCGGCGCGTTCCGCGCTGCCACCCGCATCCTGTCCACCCTCGCGCCGCTCCCCGCGGAGGAGGTCCTGCTCCTCTGCGTCGAGAGCGCGTGCGCGGTCCATCCGGAGCTTGGAGGCCGGATCAGCTCTGAGCCGCTGGAGCCACGGTGACGGAGACCTCCTCCCTTCGTGTAGATGCGCGGAGAGCGCGGAGGGCGCGCGCGCGGCTGGCGCGGACCGACTTCGCCACCTTCTGCGAATTCGTCATGCGCGACGAGGACACCGGCGCGCCGGTGGTCCTCGCTCCGTACCATGAGGAGTGGTGCGACCTCCTCACGACCGAGGACCGCCTCCTCCTGTGGGCGCACGTCGAGAGCGGCAAGACGCAGCTCATTTCGGTGGCGTTCGTCCTGTGGTCTCTCGGGCGGAACCCCAACCTGCGAACGGCGATCGTCTCCGAGGCGCAGCAGAAGCAGTCCAGTCAGATCACCTCTCAGATTCAGCGGTACATCGAGGAGAGCAAGGAGCTGCACGAGGTCTTCCCCGACCTCCTGCCCGACCGGAAGCAGTGGCGGACGGATTCCTTCCGCGTCAGGCGCAGCTCCGGCGCGCGCGCCAAGGACCCGAGCGTGCGCGCGGTGGGCGCGCACGGAAAGATCACAGGCGCGCGCGTAGACCTCCTGATCATCGACGATATCCTCGGGCCTGAGAACACGCGGACGCCGGAGCGCCGAGACGACATAACCGCCTGGATTCGCGCTGGATTGTTCTCCCGCCTCTCCAGGCGGGCGAGGGTGGTGTTCGTCGGGAACACCTGGAACGACCGCGACGCGATGCACGTCCTCGAGGGCGACGGCGGGTGGACCACCCGCCGGTACCCCGTCCGCGACCCGGAGACCGGCGCTCCTATCTGGCCGGAGCGATGGCCCGAAGACCGGATCGCCAAGGCCGAGGAGGACCTCGGGCCGCTCGAGGCCGCGCGGAAGCTGTACTGCCGCGCGCGCTCCGACGGCGAGCAGCGGGTGGACACCGCGTGGATCGCGCAGTGCCTCCTCCGCGGAGAGGGCCGGACGCTGACGCACTCGCTGCTGGCGCTCCCCGAAGGGTACGTCACCGTGACAGGGGTGGACCTCGGCCTCGCGAAGACGAAGCGCGCCGGCCGGCCGGTCCTGTTCACGATCCTGGTCCACCCGGACGGCTCGTATGAGGTCCTCTGCATCGAGTCGGGCCGGTGGTCCGGCCCGGAGATCGTGGCTCGGATCGTGGACACGCACAGGCGGTACTTCTCCACCATATTCGTCGAGTCGAACGCCACTCAGGAGTTTCTCGCGCAGTTCGCGGCGGCGGCCGGACCGATCCCCGTCCGGACGCACACCACCGGCGCGAACAAGTGGGACCCCGAGTACGGGGTGGAGTCGATCGCGACCGAGATGAGCCGTGCGCTGTGGATCATCCCGACGGCCGGCGGCAGTCTCCACCCCGAGATCCGAGCGTGGCTCGACGAGATCATCTACTTTGACCCGGCAGCGCACACGGGAGACCGGTTCATGGCATCGTGGATTGCGCGCGAGGGAGCGCGCCGGCTCCGGTCCGGCCGGTCTGGTCCGTTCAAGCACAACCTGAACAGGAGATGAGAGTGGAGTCGTGTGAGACGTGCCGAGAGCTGCGGCGCAGGCTCGGCCTGGCAGAGCGCATCCTCCGCCCGGTGGGCCGGCCTCGGTGGGAGGACCTGGGGGAGCTGCAGCGCCTGGCTGACGAGGTACGCCTGCTCGTCGACGAGGCCAAGGACGCGTTCGACCTGGGCGAGGCGACGAGGGCCGTCGACGCGCTGGAGCTGAAGGAGCGCGCCGCGCGGAGAGACCTGGTGGACGCGAGGAGGAGACGCAACGGGGTGGGCCGGTTCACATCCCTCGAGCAGGCGTACCAGGAAGCCAGGGACCGGACGGAGAAGGCGCGCGCGCGCCTTCAGGAGGCCAAGCGGAGCGCGCGGAGGAGGAACGCCCGCGCGTACGAGCGGGCCTTTCTCGAGGCCGCGTACGACCTCCTTGGCCGTGATGGGTACCTCCGGATCGCCGACGAGGCGCATGTGCGCGTCCGGCGCACACCGGACCGACCGCTGCTTGAGGAGCCGGACGACCGGCGCCTGAAGGTGCCACCGTGTACGCGGTAACGCTCGACGACCTGCTGACGCTGGACATGCTCATCGGGTGCTCCGCGAACAGGACCGGCGCAACCACCTCGAGGCGTCAGCGCATGGCGGTCGCGCGGATGCGGCGGGAGTTCCTCGCGGCCGCGCGGCTGACCGCGCGCCGCAGCGGCGTCCCTGTACGCGGTCCGGCCGTCGTCTGCTACCGGTTTCGGCTGGCTCGGGTGGACTGGGACGCGGTGGTCAAGCCGCTGCAGGACGCGCTCGAGGTCTTCCTGTTCGAGGGCGCGGACGACCGCGTCATCCGCGGCGTCCACGTCCTGCTCGAGCGTCCCGTGAAGACGGCCGGCCTGCTCCCGAGGGTGGACGCCGTCGCGCTCCCGGTGGCGGAGGAGGAGACCGCACTCGCGGTATACCGGTCGTGGCGGTCCGCCTCGGCGGGCTAGACCGGCGCTGGTTCTGCGGGTACGATACGGCGGAAGGTGGACACCATGAAGACGGAACGCGAGCAATTCGACGACCTGCTCGACCTGCTCGAGCGGACGCGCGCCACCCGCGCGGACCGGGCGGTGGAGGACGTCGTGAGAGCGCGGATAGGGCGAGGCGTACGCGGGCAGCGCGAGCGGTTCGAGCTGGCAGCGGAGGCCGTCTCGACGGTGGTTCTGAGGAGGCCGAGGTGAGGTGGAAAAGCGATCGTGACCTGAGCCGGTCGAACGACCGGATCGCGAGGCTCGGCCTGACGGAGCGCCAGAGGCGCCTGAACACGCTGTGGGCGTGGTATCGGGCCGTCAACTACGACTCGCGTCGCATCGAGTGGGACGGATCGATGGCTGTCGATGAGCTCGACCGAGAGGCGATCGCGGCCGGCTCAGGGTCCATGTACCCGGACGTCGCGCCGGACCTCCCGATCCGGTTCCGGCGGCCGACGGCCCCGTACCGGCTCGTGCGCCTGGTGGTCAACCGGTTCTCCGGCCTCCTGTTCTCCTCGCGGTTGCACCCGGTGGTGTCCGTCCCCGGCCGCGGCGCGCAGGAGCGCGTCCTCCTCGAGCTGATCAAGCAGTCCAGGCTGTGGTCGAGGATGTCTCACGCGCGCCGGTACGGTGGCGCGTGCGGTACGGCGTGCGTGGGGTTCAAGTTCGTGCGCGGTCGCCTGGTCATCGAGGTTCACGACCCGAGGTGGGTGACGCCGAGGTTCAAGGCTGGCGCAGACCAGCACACGCTCGAGCGCGTCGAGATCCGGTACATCAAGCAGCGCGAGGAGCGAGACGGAGAGGGCGTCCTGCGCCCGGTAGACTACTGGTACCGGCGGACGATCGACGAGGTCTCGGACACCCTGTACGACGAGGTCCCCGTCGGTGATGGGGACGAGCCGACGTGGACTATCCGCGCGCGGGTGGACCACTCGTTCGGGTTCTGTCCGGTCTACTGGATTCAGAACCTCCCGTGTGACGACTCCGCCGACGGAGACCCCGACTGTCACGGGATCTACGAGATGGCGGAGTCTATCGACGCACTCCTGTCGCAGGCCAACAAGGGGATCATTTCAAACTGCGATCCCACCCTCGGCCTGATAACAGACGACCAGATCAACACCCTCGCGAAGGGGAGCGACAACGCGATCCGGCTCCAGAAGGGCTCGTCCGCGTCGTATATCGAGATTTCGGGGAACGGCCCAAGGCTCGCGCTCGAGATGGTCAAGCAGATCCGGGCGTACGCGTTGGAGACGGCGCAGTGTGTGGTGGAGCACCCGGACGTCGCGAACCGGACGGCCACTGAGATCGAGCGCTTGTACGAGAGCATGTTCGACAAGGTGGACGACCTCCGCGAGCAGTACGCGGAGCAAGGCGTCCGCCCGCTGCTCGAGGGCATCCTCAACGCGGTCCGGAAGCTCCTGACCACCGTCCGGGTGAACGCGGACGGCTCCAGGTACAGGCGCGTCCTCCGGCTCGAGATCCCCGACCTCGACGAGGGAGTCACGTCACAGAGTTTCCTGGCCGAGACCTTCATCGGTGGGCCGGAGAGCTACGACGGCTCAGTGGTCCTGACCTGGCCGCCGTACTCCAAGCCGTCGCTGCAGGACCGGTCCATGGCGGTGACCACCGCGCGGTCTGCTCGCGACGGCGGTCTCCTGACGCGCGAGCGCGCGCTCCGGTTCGCCGCGCCGTACCTCGACGTGGAGGATCCAGAGCAGGCGCTCCGCGAGGTGGAGGAGGAGGCGGCCGCCGAGCGGTTGGCGGACGACATAGCGATCATGGGCGCAACCGGCGCGCCTCCGGCGGAGACGCCACCCGAGGAGAAGGCGCTGAACGGCGCTCAGGTCAAGGCGCTGATGGACCTCGGGATCGCGATCCGGAACGGGAGCGTGACGGCGGATTCGGCGCTCGCGACGGCGATGCACGCGTTCCACCTGGGACGAGAGGAGGCGATGAGCATCCTTGGCCTCGAGGACGCGGACGGAGACGAGGAGATCGACGAGCTATGAGGAGGACGGTATGGCTACGGTGATCAGGGTCAAGGGAGCGGACGGAGGGACTGTCTGCGGAAGGGACGCGGCGGAGCTGGTCGCTGAGATGATGGACAAGCCGTGCGCCGGGTGTGGCCTCGGCAGGGCGACCGCGGTCCTCCGAACCTACGTGCCGCTGGCAGACCTGTCTCCGGACCAGATCGCGCTCGTGGCCGCGGAGCGCGACGGCAGGGTCCCGGTGGTGCCGTTCATGGACGGCTCATCCGTCACGAAGTACGTCATGGTGGGCGAGACGCACGCGTGCGGCCGGTGCCTTCCCGCCGCCGAGCGGACGGCCGGCTCCGCCGGTAGGTCGTGGTGGGTGGTCGAGGTTCACGAGGGTCCTCGCTCGAGGTCCTTCGTGCAGGTCGCGTAGCGGTGGCGCTCCCGCCTGCGATAGACCGGGCGCTGCGGCAGCACCAGGACGCGTTCGAGCGCGCCACCCGCGGGAAGAACCTCGAGTCGCTCAAGCGGGTGTACGAGGCCGCGATCGAGCGCGTCATCGCCAAGATCGCATCCGAGGTGGCCTCCGGCTACTCCGACTCGTTCACGGCGCACACCCAGCGGATCGCGCTCCTCCAGCTTCGCGAGGGCATCGCCGCTGCGATGGTGGCGGTGGAGAAGGAGGTCCGCGCCTCCGCCTCCGCCTCCGCGGAGGCCGGCTCGGACGCGCTCATCCGGTCTATCGCTGCGCTCGACGAGCACTTCCGAGGCGCCGGCTCGGCCGTCCCGGTGGAGGAGGTGGCGCGCCTCGCCGGACTGACCGGCCCGAAGGGCACCTTGCTGCGCGTCCACGACTCCAGCTTCCGGCGGTACGGCGCGCGCCTGGTCTCCTCGATGGAGACCGAGCTCGCGGTATCCCTCGCGAGCGGTGAGTCGCTCTCCGCTGCGATCCGACGCATCGAGGGCGTGGCGCAGATCGAGTGGTGGCGCGCTGAGCGGATCGGCCGGACGGAGTCGTCGCACGCGTTCAACGCGGCCCACGACGCAGGCATCGAGCGCGCGCGCGCGATCCTGCCGGACCTCAACAAGCGGTGGACGGAGCACGTCGACGATGAGACCGGTCGACCTCTCGACGACCGGGTAGCTGACGACTCGCTGGCTCTGCACGGCCAGGTGGCCGGAGACGGTGGCCTGTTCGAGATGCCGGCTGACCCGAGGGTCTCCGCCAAGCTCCACGGGAAACGGTGGGCCTTTCCGCCGAACCGGCCCAACGACCGCGCTCGCATCCTGCCGTGGCGGCCGCACTGGGGCGAGCTGCCTGGGTGGGTCCTCAAGGGAGGAAGGCGCGTCCCCGTCTCCTCGGAGGAGGGTAAGGACCGGCTCGACCTCCGGTCTGCCGGGGTCTCCGCGGAGGTCGAAGCCGAGCCGTCGCGTCCGGTCCGCGTCAAGAACGCCGTACGAGCAGCCGTGAGGGCCGTTCGCGCTGCTGCGGCTGGTACGGCCCGGCTGAGGTCCGACCAGGGCAAGACGCGGCCCTCCGGCGCCAGCGGGAGGGTACGGCTGCGGGGTTGACACCTCGCACGAGCTGGTTGTACCCTCGCACTCAGGACCACACCCTACGGTTACACCTCTCGGAGGACCCCATGGCGATCAAGCCCACCGCAGCGAAAGCCCTTGCCGGAGACGACGGCGGACTCAGCGACACCTACGGCAAGCTCGCGACCGCGCGGAAGATGCGGTCCGCTCCGGCGGAGCCGGCGGAGAGCGAGGAGGCGGAGAGCGAGGAGGAGGAGGGCGACGACTCCGACGGCGTCCTCGACAAGCTCGGGGACGCGTCCGCGGCGCTCGTCCTGTTCGCCGAGGAGATCGAGGAGGTCATCGCCTCCGACAAGGCGCTCAAGAAGCTCTCCCCCGACGTCGACCTCGACAAGGCCGTCCTCGACGCCGTCGAGGCGTCCATCGACGAGCTTCCGACGGAGGTGGTCTCCGCTCTCGACCACCTCTCGGAGGCGGAGCTCGACGAGCTGGTCGGCGCGTACGACCTGCTCGCGGAGAAGGGCCTGACCAAGGACGCCGGCCGGACGGCGACCTACCTGTGGCTCGCCGCGCGCCTCTCGCAGGAAGGCGCAGAGCCGGAGGAGGAGCCGGAGGAGGCACCGGAGGAGGAGCAGCCCCTCGAGGACGACCTCGATGTCGAGGAGGTCTGAACGTGGCAAGGCGCGACCCGAAGCACTCTGACGTGGCAGCGCCCTTCGGCTGCGGCGAGTGGCAGCCGGACCCCCTGGAGGTCGAGAACCAGCGGCTGCGAGAGCAGCTCAGCGACGAGCGCCGCGAGGCGGACGCGCTGCGGTACCAGATCAAGCGGGAGGCGCCCAACGCGCCGCGCGCCACCACGAACGGGCGCAAGCCCTTCGTGATCCGAGGGAGGTTCTGATGAAGGTGGGCAAGGACGTCTCCCCCGGCCGCGCGCGCGCTCTGCGGGAGTCGAAGGACAAGATCCAGCAGGAGCGGCCGGAGCCGACCCCGCAGGCGCGGGACACGGTGGCCGAGCACATGCGCACCGCCGAGGTTCCGCGCGCGGAACGCGGCGCGGCGCCTTTCACCATCACGAGGTGACCATGTCGGCTTCGACGGACAGGCTCAAGCAGGCGATCGCGGCCGGAGAGGTCGGCGCAGGCCGGACCTACGAGTCGGTGGACCAGGCACACCGCGCTTGCTGCGCCCCGGAGGCGGCGGCGGACGCACCGGCCCACCACGCTCCGGTCTGCACGGACGCCATGCCCAAGGCGCCTAACCCTCGCCCCTTCGGGTCCCTGCGCGGCCCGAAGGGCTGACCACCACCCGGGCGCGCCGTCCATCGGCGCGCCTCTCGAGAGGTGACCATTGACCAGCACCTTCAAGATCGCGGCCGCGGTCACGGACACGCCGGGCGATACGAACGCGTCCGGGGCCGTTCGGCACGATATGACCGTGCAGGAGACGGAGGCGATCGCGCGGCGCCTGGTCAACGAGGTCACGCTCTCGGACGACAACCCCGTCGCGCTCGCGCTCGGTGGTCTGGCGTCGGTCAACGTGATCGTCATCCGAACAACGGGAGCGCCTGTACGCGTATCCCTGACAGGTCCCGGTGGAGCCGCTCAGGTGGTCTCCGTGGACCCGCTCGCGTGCATCGTGTCGAGGTCCGAGGCGTACACCGCGATCACGGTCGCCCGCCAAGACCAGATCGAGACCACCGTATCGTACTACCTGGGTGAGAGGAGCTGAGCATGACCACGAGACCGACCCTGAAGAGCATCCTGGATCAGGCGAACCCGAACACCGTCGCGGACGCGCTCCGGCGCGTCGGCCTCGGCACCGCGCTCGAGGCGCTCATCACGCCGGTGGAGGAGGTCGTCCTGGCTGCCGGCGGCAAGGTGACGCCGACGCAGCAGCCGCTGGCGGGTACGCTCAAGGTGCGCATCGGCGCGACCGACCTCGTGGAGCTGGCCGAGCGTACGCTCACCGCTCCGACCGCGGCCGCGCTGGTCGGCGCCGCGTTCCCGCTGGCGCTGGCGCCCGGCGACGCGATCGGCATCGCGGTCGACGGGGCGGCCGAGGCCACCGCGACCTTCACCGGGACGGCGGACACGGCGACCGCGGCCAACCCCGCGCCGTATGACACGACCGCCAACAACGAGATCACCGTCGACGTCAACGGCGACGGTCCGCTCCCGGTGCAGTTCACGGGGTCGGCGGCGGTCGCCGACGCTGGTTTCGCGGAGCCGTACAACCTGGGGACCGGGACCGGCAACCTGCTCGTCAGGCTGAACGACGACGGCGCACCGACCGAGGTCGTGTTCGAGGGCACGCAGGGCATTCAGGTCGCCGCCGCGGAGACGTACGGGCTCGCCCCGGCGCAGACGCTGGAGGTCACCGTCAACGGGAACATCGCCAGCCCGAAGACGCTGACCGTCGGCGCCGGCGGCACCGGCTACGTGAACGAGGCGCTCGCGACCGCGGCCGAGGTCGTCGCGGACTTCAACGCGCAGCTCGTGCCGGCCGACCCGCTGGAGTTCTACGTGGCGGCCGGTCCGGCCGTCGGCATTCGGTCGAAGCGGTACGGCAGCACCTCGACGGTGCTGGCGTCCGGTGGCACCGCGCTCGCGGCGTTCAACTTCGCCGCGGCGGTCGACGGCGAGGGCGTGGCCGCGGACCTGTCGGCCGCCACCGCGGCCGAGGTCGCCGCGGCGATCCAGGCCGATCTGGCTCCGGACGCCACCTGCGCTGACGTGGGCGGTGTCCCGCGGATCACCACGACGCGCCTCGGGTCGTCGGCCGCCCTGGCGTTCCCCGGCGGTGACACGCTCGGGCCTACGTTCAACTTCGCGCAGACGACCCCCGGCGCCGGCAACGTCGCGAACCGCGCGGCGGTCACGGCGCAGGAGGTCGTGGACGCCATCGCGGCGGTGATCGACCCCGCCAACGCCGTCGCCGACCTCAACGGAGGCGCCCCGCGGGTGACGAGCCGGATTCACGGGACGAACTCCGACGTCACCATCGGTGGCGCCGCGAACGGGGTGATCGGGTTCCCCGCAGGCGCGGGCGCGGGAGGCAACGTCGGTGCCGTCGAAAACGTGCAGGCGGCCGAGGCGAAGGCCGTCATCGAGGCCGCCATCCCCGGCGTGACCGTCAACGCGCTGGCGCCGGGACTGCTGATCACCAGCAACACCACCGGAGCGAGCAGCACGCTCGAAGCCGCGGCCGTCGTGCCGGCCGGCTTCGGCATCGCTGGCGCTGCCAGCGCGGCGGGAGACCCCGGCGGCGCGTTCACCGTCGCGGCGGGCATGTTCTACGTCGACCCCGCAGAGGTCGACAAGGTGGTCCTGCCCGACGGAACGGCGGACGGCGCGTCCGTGCGCATCAAGTACACGTCGGCTCCGCTGACGGCCGCGCAGCTTGCGGCGCAGTTCGAGCTCGAGTAGTTTCCGGAGAGGTGGGCGCGGAGACCTCCTCCGCGCCGTGACAACAACGTGCCCGCCAGGCGCCCTGTCACTCGGCGGCCGCACCGATCGCCCACGCGACGGCAGCGGTCAAAAGCCGGCAAACGACGGAGGCCACCAGGTGCAAGGAGCGACCATGCAGCGCACGTACGAGCCGAGGGAGGAGGGTGGCCTGACGCCGCCCGAGGACCTCGATGGCGCGGAGACGCCAGAAGACGGCGTCTCCGAAGGTGAGACCGAGACCGAGGAGGCCCCTGTCCTCGGTGAGACAGAGGAGGAGACCGCCGAGGAGACCGAGCCGGACCCCCCGCCCGAAGAGGCCGGAGGAACGCCTGCTGAGGTTCCGCCGGAGGAGGAGGACGAGGAGGAGGAGGCCGAGAAGGTCTACCGCATCGCCGAGTCCAAGTTTCGGGAGATCAAGCAGAAAGCCCACGACAAGGGCTTCAAAGCAGGAGAGGAGGCGGCGATGGCTACGGTGGAGGAGATCGCGAAGAAGGCTGGATTCGCGTCGGTCGAGGAGGCCTTCCAGGCAATCAAGAAGGGTGCGCCGCCGAAGCCGAAGCCGAGCGAGTCTCAGGGCAGAGGTCAGATCGCGGACGACCTCGCGACGAGCCGTGAGAGGCTCCGGCGCAAGCTGGACCTCGAGCGGTCGATGCGGAAGCAGGCGGAGGCCAAGGCCGAAGCGGAGCGCGTCCGCGGAGAGATCCGAGTCGCCGCGGTCAGGGCCGGCGCGGCGGACGTGGACTACATCGAGACCTTGGTTGCGCGCCACGTCTCCGGGCTCAGCGAAAAGGACCTCGCCTCGTTCAGCGAGGCCGAGTACATCGCGGGCCTCAAGAAGGAGCGGCCGCGGCTGTTCAACGAGGACGGCTTCGAGGAGGTCACCACCGGCGCACCAGGTGGCGGTGGCGGCGGTCCGGCTCCGGAGGACGTCTCCGGCCGCGGAGGCGGCAAGGTGGACGCGAGCACGATGTCGAGAGAAGACTTCGCCAGGTACCTCAAGTCCAAGGGGCTGACCGTACCGGGGCGAGGCGTTCCGTCACGATAACGGGGACCTGGGCGTCGGGCTTGCTCCGCCGAAGTCCCTGTGTTACACCAGGGGAGTAGAACCCCCGCCACGAAGGTAGGAGTGGACCCATGCCGGACTTCGGAATCATCGCGAGTGACCCCGTCATCCAGAGCCTCGTGCAGGAGAACGCGCTGCAGCGCGCCTTCCACGACTCGCTGTTCCCGGCGCTCCTGTACCGCCTCGAGGCGGCGGAGCAGCAGTTTCCGGGCAACGTCGGCGAGAGCATGACGTTCACGGGCCCCGGCCTCATCAAGCCGAAGCCGAAGCCGATCCAGCCGGGCTCTGACCCGGCGCCGTCGAGCTACGGCGCCGAGCAGTGGGCCGTCACCGTGAACCAGTACGCGGACACCATCGACACGCACATGCCGTCGTCGATCACCGCGATCGCGGACCTGTTCCTACGGAACGCGCAGCAGCTCGGCCTGAACGCCGGGCAGACGCTCAACCGCCTGGTCCGCAACGCGATGTACAACGCGGCCATGGCCGGCGCCACGGTGGCGGACGGCGCGCAGGTGCTCGCCGGCACAAGCGGTACCCTCCGGGTGGCGCGCCTGAACGGGTTCACCACCTCGCGTCGGCCGGACCTGCCGTCCGGCTCGCCGGTCCGGTTCGATCCGGTCTCCGCGAACAACCCGCTCCGGATCACCGTTCGGGTCGGTGCCGTGGACCTGGCCGCGAGCGTCGTCGGGTTCTCCCCGGACGCGGCCGGTGACGAGCAGGGGCCCGGGACGCTGTCGCTGACCTACGCGGCCGGGCCGCACAACGTGCTCGACCGCGCGACGGTCCTCGCCGTGGATCGCACGTACAGGGTCAACGCGGCCGCCGGGAACAGCATCGACGCGCTGAA